AACGTATGTTCTAAATGTTTGAAAATTAAAAACTTATGCAGACTGCTTTTTTCTTGTGCAGTTTTTATTCAGGTTTTTCACGATTTCGGGCGTGAAGCCAGTCGCATAGAACTCTCCCGAGCCAAGGAGCAGCCAGTATGGGTTGATGTGGTAGTCACGGACTAAGAACTGAACCCATGACGGACGAAAGCGACCGTAGTACTCGGCAGGCTCGTCTCGCAGGGACATGATGTTCCAGCGGTTGAGACCATACCGGTCTGTTATTGTCTTCAGACCGCCAATGCAACCATCAGCCTTCAGGCGGTCGATGGCAGAGAAGAAACGAACTACTATATCCACATCAGCGGACATCAGATTTTTATCTTCCATAATCTTTCTGTTTTTGATAGGCACGACTGAAAACGCTTTCCAGCCTTGCCCGATGATTATTCAATCTTTGCGACCAGTCCTGCAACTGAGCCAGCGAGGGGCGAGAAGTCAGCAGCCCATCCACCTCGGAAGGGGTAAGCACTGGCAGGTATTTCTCGTAGGCGAGAAGAACACTAAGATACTTCATTCAAACACGAATTGCCGAGGTTGTTTCTTTCTTTTAATTTCATCAAAGCCACCTTTGGCAACATCAGCTAGACTTTTGTAGGTATAGAATGATGAGGATGGAAGAAACCCTTTTTTGTTTTCGATGGTAACACCTTCTGCGGATGGGATAAAGAGGAAACCTTCTACCTTTCCAGTTGTTACCTCGTTTCCGTCAATCGTGTCGTCAAGCCTGTAAGTCCTACCCTTTTCTTCACCTTCAAGTGAGACAAGAAATTTGAGCGTTCTTTGCAGTTCGTTTCTTCCACGAAACCTAAGATAGAAAGATTCAATCATCTTAGCTGAATTAACATTGTTTATCTGCCAGTAATACACCGTGTCTTTTTGCGGCTCAAAAACGGTGTAGCTAATAACTGGAGAAACGTCATAACTCCTAGATAAAAGAGTTTGCGAACGCACACCCACGCACGCAAGCGCAAGCACGAATAACATTATTATCTTTTTCATATTACTTTTCGTTTAAATGATTAATATTTCTTTCATAGAACTCATTCCAAGCCTTTTTCTTGATGAAGACGAAGAAGAGCAGCAGCCCTAGGGCGACCATCAGCAGCTGCAGCGGCTGGCGCAAGACACCGAACCCGAAAGAACGCTGAAAGTCGATACAGAATGAAATCAGCACTCCGTAGGTAGCGAACGCTCGATGCACCCAGCAGAAGCCATAGGCAAGGCTGACGATGATCCAGGCAATGAACCCGAACAGCGAGCAGTCGAATACCCACTCTGTGAGTTTTGCCCGAATGCCGAACGAGAGCAGAGTGCAGTGAATCAGCATTACAAGCGCACCCACTGGAGGGATAATGCCTATTATCAACCTGCTGGCTTTCCATAGCCAGCTTTTCCCGAGGGCGGCAAGAAGCACCTTCTCCTTCCGCTCTATGAAATCCTCATCTTTCATCGTTACTTAGAATTTTAGTTGATATTGTACCTGAAGCGAGAACTAAAGTTCACGCAGCCATTTCTCGCCAGATTTCGTCTTAGACCAAATCACGAGACCTGTGCCGATAACCGCACCTATGAACATAAATAAAGTTGCTAGTTCCATAATCTAAACATTTGAATTATTATACTTCATTACATTATTAGCGAAATAAGCGAAGGCGAATGACGCTATGACACCGAAGGCAATAAAAAGGATATTATACAATCCTATCTCATCGCCAGTAATCAATGGTGAGAACCCACCAATGCCCGTTCCGCTTATAAACAGATTGGAGACACCGTACAGATACGTTGCAAGCAGCGTCCTGCGGTCGTGCTCTTTAATTAACTTACTAACCATACTTTTTCATTTTGCAAAGTTACAAAATTATTTCTGTCCCACAATGGCAAGCAGCGTTTTTACTTGACTTTGAAGGAACTCATTCTGTTCTCGCAGCAGTTTATTCTCAGCAGCCAAGGCAGCATCACTACCTATTGACTGGGAGACATTGGAGCTGTTCGAACCATTGACGTTTGAACCGAAAACAGCCTCTTCCATCTCGGCAGGGAGGGGAGGGGCACACTTGTCGATGATTTCCTTTATCTTTTGGATAAAATCAATTTTTATAGTTTTGCGACCAAGACGAGCCTGCACATTCTGTGGTGTAGTCCCCAGTTCTCTAGCTACATCGCTCATTGTCAAGCCCGAACGCTTTATATACTGCTTTAATTCTTCTCCACTCATAATTGTAAATCAATTTAAAATTAATTAAAAACTTACTAAAAACAACCACAAAACAATTGTTTTTCAATTTTCTTTTTGTATTTTTGCAACCGAATTACAAAGCGAGTTTAAAAACTCATTTGCAAAGATAAAGAAAATAATTTAAAATACAAATAAAATGGGAGAAAATTTTAATTATGATTTTCGAACACCGTTGCAGAAGCAGCAGGACGAAAGAAAGAAGAACATCATAGCGATGTTTGCAGATTTCCGAGCAAAGGCACCTGCCGAGACCTCAGACAGCAGAATAATGCTCGCAGTTTCACAGCGTGTTGGTTGCACCCAGCAGAACGTGCGTGTTATCCTCATTAAGGCTGGATTGATAACACCAAAGAAGAGACGTGCAGCCGTGCGTAAATAATCAAGTAGAACCAATTTAAACATTCAGAGCGTATGAAGAAGTTTATCGAGATTATCACAAGTGACGAAGTAATAAGCCTGGCAGTTGCCATCGTATTAGTAACTTTAATCTTTTGGAGGGCTTAGTTATGACGAACGTAGAACCAAAGGTAGCGGATGCAGGCAGATACACCATGACAGAGACCTGCAAGGTGCTTGGCATCCATCGCAACACCCTGCGCAGATGGTTGCAGGCTGGTAAGATTAAGGTCAAGTTCCGCAGAATCGACAACCGCAAGGTTTTCGAGGGCAGCGAGATTAAAAAAGTCTGGAGGATTGCCCTATGAGCAAGTTATCAATCAATATGCGCAGGATGATCGTAAAGTACACAGACATCTGCTGGCTTATCACTAACTGGAAGGCGAACCGCAAGACCAGAAAGCAATGCGAACTAAACAACAAGTGCTACTTCGAGGCAGAGCGGAGAATCCAGTACAGAGAGTTTGAAGGCAACCTTTGCGTGGCACTGGATAACATACCGCTCATACCAGTGGACGAAATTGGCGACAACGAGGTATTGAAGTCGTGCCGTGAGACCTTCCAAAGTTACATATTCAATAAGAGAGGAGGTAACGAATGAAGAAGATAATAGAGGATTGCAGAGAGAAAATGTACGATGCCATTTGGCTGGAGTTAGACCGTGAACCGCAGCGACCAGCGGTTGCTAGGGTAGACATCAAGACCAAGGCAGGCGACATTTCAGTCTGGTGCGACAGAACCGGGAACACAGCGGTCGTTTCGCACAAGAATAACAACAACGACAGCGAGCGGCTGGAGGAAGCCATCGAGGGCTGCGTCAACTATCAAGACGTTATGGATGATTGGCTAGAAGAGAACAGCCAATACGCAGGCAAAGACCCGATGGACGCCTTCGAGGAAAGCAGGCTCGACAGCCTTATGGCTCAACTGGTTTGACACAGATGTTAAACAATTATTATATTGCTTTCTGCAGCGGCAGGGCAAAGGGCGCACGCAAAACTCATTTTTCAAAGGTTATCTAAAATTAGTTGTTTTTACCATGTAATATGCGGAAACGACAGCGTGCGCCCTGCAACGGAAGGGCATCCCTCGGCAGCTGGCAAGGGGGGGTAAGTTTTGGCGGTCAACTGGGGTTCGAATCCCCAGCCTTCCACTAGAGTTAATGAACAATATGTCGAACAATAAAAAGAACGAATTATGGAAAATGAAATTATCAATGTGAGCGGTGGCGAAATGCTGGAAGCTATCAACCGCTCGGAGATTGACGGACAGATTGCCACAGCGCACAAGTTCCCGAGAGACATCATGCAATGCAAGAAGAACATGGTAGCATTAGCAGCCATGGACGATGATGTAGCCTACAACTGCTTCTATCATCTGGAGCGCACGGACAAGAACGGAAAGACAACAGTAATCGAGGGTCCTAGCGTCAGGTTTACGGAAATCATTTCCGCCTGCTGGAAGAACCTGCGCATCGCTGGCCGCATTATCGCAAACGATGGCAAGACCATCACGGCACAAGGCGTATGCCATGACCTAGAGAGCAACGTTGCATACTCTACCGAAGTAAAGCGAAGCATTCTGACCTCGAAGGGCTACACCTACTCGCAGGATATGCAGGTGGTGGTTGGCAATGCGGCAGTTGCCATTGCTCAACGCAACGCAATCTGCAAGGTCGTGCCGCAGGTCTTAATTGCAAGCGTGGTGAAGGAAGTGCAGGCAAAGGCACTCGAGCACATCAAGCAGACTGGCGTACAGAGCCAGTGGAAGAGCTGTGTAGCCTGCTTCCAAGCCTATCAGGTAACAGACCTTATGTTGCTTGACTACATCGGGAAGAAATCTGCCGAGGAAGTCACGGCAGAGGACATTCAGAAACTAGCTGGTGTGTACAACGCTATCAAGGAAGGCACGACCACAGTAGAGGAGACCTTCAAGAAGCCAAAGCAGCAGGAAGCCATCGCACAGCAGGCGCAGGCAGCAGCCGATGATGCCAAGAACAAGGCGCAGAAGGCAATGAACCGCAGCCAAGGCAAGACTGGCACAGCCGCAAAGAAATAGTTTTAGTTTATAAAGTTATAACGTTTGCCCGAACCGCCACGGCACAACCTATGGGGTGGGCTCCCATCTACCAAGGGAAGCCGTGGCAACTATTAAACATTCAGTAAAATTATGGCAGAAAAAGAAAACAAACAGAAACACAAGAGCACCATCGACAAGTACTTCAGCAGAACCGCAGATGGTTTCAAGGCATGGGCAGAGGAAGACGAGGAAGAAAGAAACTATATGCAGATTGCATATGAGACGACTGGAGATGCAGATGAAGACGGAAACCAAGGATTCGATTTTCATATTGCTTACCACGGTAAAACCGCTTACCTCGCAGATGGAATTGCTCAAGCAATGCAAAGGGATAAATTCCTTCGCACGATCGTTATTACAGCAGCTAGAAAATTCTTTTTTGATAAATAAAAACACAGACAATGAAACAGATAATCAAATATAAAAGCAGAGAGGAGTGGTTGCAGAACCGCTCGAAGGGAATAGGTGCATCAGAGGCAGGCACAGTACTGGGACTGAATCCGTGGGAGACACCATATCAGCTGTGGAGACGCAAGAAGGGTATCGACCCACCAAAGGTTGAGAACTTTGCGATGGTTGCAGGACACCTGCTGGAGGATGCCGTTGCACAGTTCTTCAAGCGAGAGAGCCACTGCCACATCATCAAGGCATCGACTGACGACTACACCATCACGAACACCGATACTCCGTATCTGAGAGTAAGTCCAGACCGCACCTTCTGGAGAACCGGGGCAACGCACAACGAAGCGAGCAAGAGCATCCTAGAGTGCAAGACAACGCAGATGCAGATAGATTCAGACGACCTCCCGAAGCATTGGTTCTGCCAGCTTCAGATGAACCTCGGAGTGGGCGAATACAAGGATGGAGCACTTGCCTGGCTGACAGCAGGCCGGGAGTTCGGCTACCGTGACATCGATTTCGACCCCGAATTCTTCGGATGGATGCGTGACGAGATAACCAAGTTCTGGCTTGACTACATCGTGGGCAACCAAGAGCCGCCAGCCTACAGCTCACAAGACGTTCTCCTAAAGTCACCTCTACATGTAGCTGGCAAGGAAGTGACCGCAACGAAGGAGATACTCGAACAGATTGCTAGGCTCAAGGAACTCAAGGTTCAGAACAAGAAACTGGAGACCGAGCAGGATGAGATTGAGGACAACTTGAAGCTGTTCTTCGGGGACGCAGAGAGCATCGTGGACGGAAACGGAAAGATGCTGGCAACGTGGAAAGCACCGAAGGCAAGCGAGAAGTTCGATGCCAAGGCTTATCAGGCAGACCATCCTAAAGCGTGCGCCAAGTACATCAAGCAGGTGCAGGGAGCACGGAGATTGCTAATTAAGTAAAGGCAGGGCTTATGGCTGTTCCTATATCAAAAACCGACCTAAGGAATATAATTCTCCAGTTAGGAAATTATATTTCCCTAGGTGGGAAAGTGACAGCACCGACCGACACAAGCCAGCGGAACAAAATCCGTATGGCCACCGTGCTCAAACGGAAGCTGGAAAAGAAACTATCATTATCAGAATAAAACATCATGAGTGATTCATTTATCATATACACATCATATTTAAAAATCTTCGAGCAACTGACCGATGCACAACTCGGGCAGCTAACAAGGCACATGCTTTATTTTGCTAAGACTGGCGAAGAACCTAACATTGAAGATCCTATCGTTAAGTTATCATTCGCATTCATCAAAGATGATATGGAGCGAAATAAGCGTAAATACGAAGAAAAGTGCGAGCGTCTCCGGGCAAATGCACGAAAACGCTGGGATAATAAAAAACAATTGGATGCAGAAGCAGGTGAAGGCATGCAAAAGCATACAGACGTATACAAAAGCATGCAAATGCATGCAAATGCACAAATTGCAATGCATAATGATAATGAATATGTAAATGATAATGTTGATGATAATGATAATGTTGTTTCTAAAGAAACAGATAATAAACCTTCTAAAGAAGGTATTCAGAGTGCTTCGGGCTTGACCGATGCACCCGGTGGCGGCAAGGGTTCAAAATCTCAAAAGATAGATTATGCTGCCGTCAAGGAATACTGGAACCGCAAGCATGATGAGACGAAGAGTGCGATGCCGCCTATTACGCTCATGACTGAGAACCGCAAGGTGATGGTCAAGGCAAGGGTTCGTCAATGCAAGGGAGACGTGAAAACTCTGTACCGGGTAATTGACATTGCGATGGCATCTGACTTCATGAACGGCAATAATAAGCATGGCTGGCTCGGAAAGTTTGATTGGATATTCGGTAATGAGCAGAATTTCGCAAAGGTGCTGGAAGGCAACTTCAACAACGAGCCAGCCACAAGCCAGCAGCCGCAATCGGCAGCAGCCAAGGCGCAGGATCCTGCGGCAACGGCAAGACCGAGCATCGGTGAACTCTACGAGCAAGCCAAGCACCAGCAGCCAGCGAGCCAGCAGAATCAAGACAACAAGTTTAGATGGGTAATCCAGCAGAATCTCGAGGACTTGAAGAAGAACCCGAACAACAAGCCAGCAAAGGATTCTCTGACAAGATACTACGAACGTGGAGTTCTGCAGCGGCTGGGCATCGACTGGAAGCCCGAAAAATAACAGATGAGGGCAAAATCAGCCGCTCTGGGACGTTTTCATGCTTCGGGCGGTAAATTATAAGGCAAACAGATTTTAAATACTTAAAACAAAAGAATTATGGCAAAAGAAGTATGTATTGTAAACAACGAATGCTTCAAGACAGAATACCCGGTAGGGTCGACAATTAGCATTGAAGGTGTAAATTGCAAGGTGGTTGAGGATATAGGTCTATCTGAATATAACTGCCACGAGTGCATCTTGAACGGTAAGAGAGAAGGCATTATGTGTATGAATCTTGCTTGTCTGAATAGTGAAAGAGAAGACCGCAAGGACGTACACTTCGTAAAGATTTAGAAGTATGAATGATATGAAGAAAATAAAAAGCAAGAAAGTTCAGGACTATGTTATGAACGACATGGTGTTTAAGGTTGATATGCCAAGGCTATTGAAAGAGATAGCAGAGTGTTCAAAAAGTACTCCTTATCCTGTGACTTTTACGATTATGGCACGTGTGCTTGAAATACTTGCAGAAAGGGCTGTTGAAATAGATGACCCTGCGCTAAACATCATTATGATGCATCTTGGACTTTACGAAGGGGTGCATGATGAGAACGCAAGTAAGGTTATATCTCGATTGCGCAAGTTGATTACGGACGAACAAAAAAAACGGAGGAATAGCCATGAATGAATTATTTTTTCACGAATGCAGAGCCGCAGGGCTCGTATTCAAGACATCGAACGATTGGTGCAAATGGCTTACCGATAACAGCTACGACATCAAGAAGCCAGTCGCAGAGTACAAAGGCTTCCAGTTCAATATCAAGGATGAGTGCATCAATCCGCACGTAATCGAGTATGCCGCAGAGGGTGCAGACAACTGGGGATGGAAGGTAATGACCGCCAACACCCAGTTCGGCTGGATATGGGGCTACAGCATTCAGAAAGGGAAGCATGGGTACGACAGCCCGGTTGCCTACCCGAGTAGATATGACACTCTCAGCATCTTCTACGGTAATGAGAAGGAAGCGGAGCACGATGCCCTGACCTGCATCATCAGAGACCTCGAAAAGAATGCTGGAACCAAAAATACCAACCTCCTTCTCTGGGCGGCTAAAAAGATGCGAGCAGACATCATCCATCCACAGCAGGAACTTTTTAAATAGCGGAAATATGAAAAAGATAGAAATCATCACGGACGAACACCGACATCACGTATACGTTGGCAACACCGATTTCTGGCTCAATACCAAGGAACTGCTGGAACTTTATTTTAAACTCGGAGACGTTAAGTTATAAACAATAAAAAACATTCAGACAATGGAACAGAAAGATATTGATATTTACGAAATACTCAAAAATGAAGAGTACGGTACAGAATTGTACACGCCAAAATGCGGAAGGGTGTGGTACAGTGGAATGGCAAACGACAATGACAGTGCGAAAGCAATCTGGACTGAGGACGGAGCTGGAAGAGAACACTTTTTCGACAAGAACGGAAAAATTTATAAAGAAGGAGAAATTCTGCTCTTCCCTTCGAAACAAATGAGAGACTGGAGCAAGTTCTTCAAGAAGGGAGACGTGCTGGAGTATGTAGGCGACAAGAAATTACAAGGAACCTGCACATTCGAGAAATACGAGGATGAGACGAAGACACGCTTTTTCGGAAGATTCGTCAAGGAGAAAGAAGTACTTAACCCAAACCTTTCTGCGAATTTCCGAACAGTCGATTGGGTCAAGAAACATGACCCAGCTGGATATATCCGATTCGTTGAAGAGCGGCTCGGTGGCAAGTTGAACCGTAAAACTCTGGAGATTGAGAAGGCTCAGCCAGATTTCAAGGATGGAGATATAGTGTCGTTGGAGATTCGTTACATAGATAGCGAAGATGTGATAGCAGAAACTTATATTCTTCATGGCGATTATCATAATGGAGAGAACTTAAATTTCTATGCTGGGTATAGAGATAATATTACAGATAAAGTTATATACAATAGCTTTGTAAGACCAGATAAAACTTCTGTTAGAAAAGAGTTATTACGCTACGCCACAGAAGAAGAAAAGCAGCAACTCTTTGATGCTCTAGAAAAGGAGGGCAAACGCTGGGATAGTGAGAAGAAACAGATTGTGGACTTGAAGCCAGCGTTCGAAGTCGGCAAACTCTACGTTTTCAACGAGGATGATGAGGACGGAGAGTTGACAATCATCGGAGAGCTCATTGCCAAGAACGAAAGCGAAGACACGCTGACATTCGGCAACCAGTACGAAATCGAGAACGAGAAGTTCGTGACCGACCAGACCCTCGACCTGCGTATCAGCGTTAACAAGGAACTGCGAGAAGCGACAGAGGGCGAAGTCGAACTGTTCAACAAACATTACGACATCTGGAAGAATGGGAAGGAAGAGAGGGAGCAGCCAGCCTTCAAGACCTTCGACAAGGTGCTGGTAAGGGATGGAGGAGAATACGAGTGGCTTCCAGCGTTGTTTGTTCGTGACCGTGGAGAGGGAGCGAATTACAGATATAAAGTCTTGTCTTTACGCAGCGGAAAGCCAGCGGAATTCGCCTGCTGTATCCCATACGAGGGAAATGAGAACATCATATTCACTGACCACAACATCGATAACCTGCCATTCTAGGACGTATGGCGAGTGAATTATGCAAGGCTTGCGATGCCGGGCGAAACTGCATAAATGGCATATACTTCCCGGCACGCAAGCAATATGTAGAACATCAGGTAATACTTGAATGCAATGAGCGATTTCGCAACAAGGGAGAAGAACAGAGCGTACTACCAGGAACACCGGGAACAGATCCTCAGAGCCACGAAGGAGTGGCGAAAGAGAAACCGGGAAAAATACCGGGCGTATCAGAAAGAGTACTGGAGTAAGCACTACCGGAACTACGGTACAAAGAACCGGGTAGCTGACAGAGCGATGCGTGAGAGGAAGAAGCCGGACGTAGAGAAGGCTCTTTCCATGTTCAAGAATCCGCAGCAGGCAGCGCATCTGGCATGGCTGCTAGAAAACAAAAAGAATAATCGGTCGTGAGTTCAATAATAGAGTTTTTAACCAGCGAGGACAGAAGGGGATGGCTCCCTATCAAAACAAATAAACTTATAACATCTTGAAATTACGATATGAGAACCGGAAACGCATCTCCCGAAGTCTGACAGCAAACAAAGAAAGCGAGGTGGTACATGAAGAAGTAAGAAAAAGAAATCGTTAGAAAATTATGCTTTTATTCATTCGGCTGGCGGTGGAAGAAGGAAGAACCCTGCAAAAAAAATCATTCATTAAGTTATTCATTTATTTTGCAAGCGCAGGCACAACTTCCGGAATCCCTGCCAGCTTTCTCTATCGCAACCGAAAAGAAGGGAAAGAAAGGGGTAGGGGAAAGATAGGGATAATAACGCATGTGCGCACGTATATGCGCACGTAAAGGGTGTTGGATAATAAACTACACCAGCAAAACAAAATAAACGCTTATGCGTGAAATTTAAACGAAATAAATACTTTAAAGAAAAAAATGGAAAAAGGAACAGTTATAATTGGAATCGACCCCGACAACCTGGAAAGCGGAGTTGGAGCAGTCTTTGACGACAAGAAGTTTCTCGCCTACAAGATGAATTTTCCTTCATTGATAGATTACCTCAAGGCTATGAACGAGAGTTGCAAAAAGATTAAGGTCGTTATTGAAGGCGGCTGGCTCAACAAGAGCAACTGGCATGTGCTTAATCGTTTCATGACAGCAGTCAAGGCAGCAGCAATCGGACGCTCTACCGGAATGAACCATCAGACCGGAATCTTGATTGTCGAGTGCTGCAAACACTACAATATCCCCTGCGAAATCGTCAAGCCACTAAAGAAGTGCTGGAAGGGTAAAGACGGAAAAATCACCCAAGACGAACTTGCTTATTTTGTAAGCGCAGGACAAAAGATGCCGAGAATGAACCAAGACCAGAGAGACGCACTTCTCCTCGCATGGGTCTGCGCAGGATACCCGGTCAGAGTGAAGCCGCAGAAACCGCAGACAACCCTGCAGAAGACCATCAGAGCCTTTGATGGATAAGATAAAAACGAAGTGTTGAAGAAAGTTAAAAGTGTGCAAAGAACAAACAACTAAAGCAAAAAAGTCGTATCTTTGCGCCAGTGTTTATCAGATAAGCATGTATTTCGAACTTAAAACAAGAAGAAAATGAAAACAGAAGAAATCGCACTATCGAGGGTCAGCGAGAATGAGGCGAACCCTAGAGAGATAAGTCAAGCGAACTTTCAGAAGCTTGTGCAGAGCATCATCGTGTTCCCACGAATGTTGACCCTGCGCCCGATTGTTGTTGATGAGACCTTCCACGCATTGGGTGGCAACATGAGACTGAAAGCCTTGCAGCACATTGTCACGATGGACGAAGCAAGCATTCAAGTAAAGCTGGATGCAGAGCAGCGTCTTTCCGATGAGGAGCAATCCGCATTGATGGAGTATTGGCAGGGATGGCAGCAACAGCCAACAGTTACCGTGGTGAGCGCATCAGACTTGACAGAAGCACAGAAGCAGGAGTTCATGATTAAAGACAACCTATCCTTCGGTAACTGGGACTTCAACGACCTTGCGAACCGATGGGACAGCGCACAGCTTCAGAACTGGGGTATGCCAGTATGGAACCCAGCACCAGTGGAAGCAAGCAGCACCAGCAAGTGCAAGAAGAAAGGCAAGGACGACCAAGAGGGCGACCCATTCGCAGGGGAACTACCTCCTGAAATCGAAGGGCAAGACTTAACTCCTGACGACTTGCCAACGATAATGGGCGATGGCGTTTTGCCACGTGAGAACGTAATCATTCACTACAAGCCAGCCGATGAGCCATTCCTTGCCAAGTTGCTGGGAGTTGATCATATCGACCGCATCGTCTGGAACTTTGACGAACTGAAACCAAGACAAGAAGGAAAGGAGGAAGACAATGGAGAAGAATAAAATCGAGAACATCAACCTGCACGACCTGGTGGAGAACCAAGACAACCCACGCAGCATTGAGCCACAGCAGATGCAGAAACTCGTTGAGAGTATTCTGACGTTTCCGAAGATGTTGCAGATGAGACCAATCGTCTGTAATGAGAACCGAGTTATCCTCGGAGGAAACATGCGCTTCCGTGCCCTGCTCAACATCGAGCAGATGGAAGACGAAGCTATCAGGAACGCAATAGAAGCCGTTGCCGTGAAACTGACCGATGGAGAGAAGCAGCAGCTTTGCAGCCACTGGGAGAAGTGGAAGGCAGAACCAAAGGTCGAGGTCGTTATTGCTGACTGCCTATCCGATGAAGAGACGGACGAGTTCATCATCAAGGATAACGTCTATTTTGGCAGCTGGGATGAAGAGAAGCTGAAGGGAGCATTTGACGTTGACGATATGCAGCGATGGGGATTAAACCCCTGGGAAATCCAGCAGGAAGCCACGACCTACGAGCCAGCAGAGGACGAAGAACAGCGCATCATCATCGTTTACCGCAGCGAGGACGCACAAGCCGTTGCAGATATGCTTGGACTTGACGCAATCGAGAAGCGCAACTACGATATTGAAGGCGAGGAACTGAAATAAATACGCTGGTACGTACGAAAGCACGTTGAATGTACAATCACCAACCTTCAACGTTTGACGTACACAGAAGCGAAAATTTACAAAAATAATTCAGCTATGAAAGTAATAATTGACCTAGATGATACCCTCTCAAAGACAGAGAACAGAGACTACGAGCACTCGCAGCCCATACAGTCTGTAATCGACAAGCTTGGAGAGATGAGAGAAACTTTCAATGATGTTGAGGTTGTCTTGCATACTGCAAGGGGCATGAACAGCTGCAAGGGAGATGTGAAGATGGCAGAGAAGAAGAACAGACCTGCCATCGAACGCTTCTTACAGCGATACGGCATCAAGGTAGACCACATAATCTTCGGAAAACCGCTTGGCGACCTATACATTGATGATAAGGCAATGGCAGCGCACGACTTTGCAGCCAGCACTATCGAAAGCTACAGAGGGCTGAGTGGTGCGACCGTTGAGCGTGTCGGGGATATTGTTGTCAAGACCGCAAAGAATGTAGCAGAGCAGGCAGAGTGGTACGAGCAGGCTAAAACTTACGGAATTGCCGTTCCTGCCGTTTATTGTGTGCAGCTTGGAAAGTTATATATGCAGTACGTTTCGGGTACACCAGCGTGCTGGAAAGTGGATATTCGAGTACTTAGGCGCATCATAGAGGATATAAGGAACTTTCCATCGCTTGATGGAGAGAACGACCTGCAAGGCTATTCGAACTATTGCGAGAAGAGAGCCAGCGATGCGGGTTTGGAGTATGATTGCCACGGCATCACGGAATGCGAGATACTAAAGAAACGCACTTTCTGCCATGGTGATTTATCACTGACGAACATCATCGTACGTGGCGGCATGCTAATCTACATCGACCCATCGCAGAAGAAAGAAATCAGCAATTGGCTTTTGGATGCTGCAAAGGTGAGAGCGAGCCTTCGGTGGCTTGATGCAGGACTTGTCGGACTGGAACACGACCAGCGGCTTGTGCAGTACTTCGATGCAAGATTTTCAAGCGAGGAACTGGAAGCCATCAAGATACTGGAAAGAACCCATTTCTACCGTGTCTTCTATTACGCAAGGAAGCTCGGCAGGGTTGTTGTTGCAAACAGATTAATAGAACACTTTAATACAGCCGAAATATGAGAAACGGAAAGAAAGTAGGTTTTACATCGGTGGTTGGCGACCTTTTCCATGCAGGGCACGTTGCCATGATCCAGGAGTGCAAGCAACATTGCGACTATCTCATCGTTGGGGTAATGTGTGGTGTGCACGACCGCCAAGGGAAGAACGAACCGATACAATCGGTGTTTGAGCGCATGTATCAAGTGAAGCATTGCGAGGGTGTGGATGATACCATCGCATTAGGGAGCGAGAGAGACCTAGACCTTTGCATCAAGACTCTTGCACCATCAATCGATGTGCGTTTTGTCGGCAGTGACTACATCGGGAGAGATTTCACGGCAAAGCATACCTGCGAGGAACTTGGAATACCTATCGTGTACATCAGCAGGGAGCATGGTTTATCGTCAACGGAACTAAGAAAGAGAATTGAAGATGAAAAGGTTTGATTTTTATTTTGGCATAGCCAGCTACAACCGCAAGGATAGACAACCGATGTTGAGATTGCTGAACAGTTTTGGCTATCCGAAGGAGCAGATACTGCTGGCGGTGCAGTGCGAGCAGGATTTCAAGGAGTATGAACCTATCTATGGGGATATGGCCACGATAATCTACCAAGAAGGTAAGAATATCAGCGACAACAAAAACGCCATACTCGACTACATTGTGGAACACCTCGAAAATCAGAGAGTTGTTATTCTCAGCGACAAGGTGCGAGCCATTAACTGGATTGACCGAAGTCGCAAGACGCACACCGTTGAGACAAAGGCACAGATGGATAAGCTAGTAAGAACCGCCTTCGAACTTACAAGGCAGATTGGCGGCAGGGTTTGGGGGTGCTACACTTTGGGCAACACTTTCTTCATGAAGAATACAATTACCACCAATATGCAGATGCTTGGTTGCTTTATGGGGATTGTAGACCCATCGGAACAGAAATTCGACACACTTCAGCCTTTAAAGGAAGACTTCGAGTTCATACTGCATCATATAAGCAGGGGCAACCAGACTGTCCGGTTCAATGATTTGTTTCTGACAGCTACACTCCACACGAAAGGTGGTTGCCACGAACTATGGAACAGTAAAGGTGACAGCGTTAACGAACGGTGCTGCAAGCGATTACTTTTCAAGTATCCAAAACTGGTTAAGAAACATGCAACAAGGAAGAACGAATGCAGGTACGTAGGTTCACGCATTACCCTTCCGCTTTCGATAACTGACTATTTGTAAAATGATATTGTTATGGCAGAACATTATGGCAACACGCCAAGAATAACATACGAGTTCCCCGACTGCTCAATGCCAATGGCTTTTGACACTTACAATAATTGCAGCTTTGGCTGTATGTATTGCTTTGCTCAGAACCAGCGAGGTATTGGCAGCAAGAAGAAGGAATACCTGCACAAGGAGGTTAAGGACGTGAGCGTTGAGCGCATCAAACGAATGTTCATTGACCCCGACAAGCACGGTGGAGACTTTGCGCCATACATCAAGGCTCGCAAGGTTATGCAGTGGGGAAGCATGAGCGACCAGTTCGACAACTTCGAACGTAAGTACGGAACGACACTGGAACTTTTGCGTTTCTTCAAGGATATAGACTATCCGCTTTGCTTCTCGACCAAGGGAGCATGGTTCACCAAGGATGAGCGATACATGGACTTGATCAGAGGGCAGAAGAACTGGAACTTCAAGTTCTCAATCATCACCAGCGATGCAGAGAAGGCTAGAGTAATAGAGCGAGGGGTGGAAAGCCCACAAGCAAGACTTGAAGCCATCGAGCGCATCGCCAATGCAGGAGCAGGAGGTGCAACGCTGAGACTGAGACCCTTCATCATCGGAGTGAGCACGCCAACGTACCTCGACCTTATCAAGGAAGCATTCAACAGAGGGGCTACAGCTTTGAGCACTGAATTCTTCTGCCTGGAAACGAGAAGCCCGACATTGAGGGAATTGTTGCCTAGCATCAGCAAGATGGCAGGTTTCGACATTCTCGCATTCTACAAGAAGTACAGCGTACAGTCCGGCTATCTGAGACTGAACCGCAAGGTCAAAGAACCGTTCTTCAGGAACATGAAGGAACTGTGCGACCAGCTGGGAATGCGCTTTTATGTATCGGACGCACACTTCAAGGAACTTTGCCACAACGGAAGTTGCTGCGGATTGCCGCCAACGTGGAACTACAGCAGGGGGCAGATGTGCGAAGCACTGAACATTTGCAAGCGCAAGGGATACGTGAGGTGGAGCGACATCAAGCTGGATGCAGAGATTTTCTTGAGGGCGAAACTGGATAAGGCGATGAACATGGGAACAAGAGAGAAAAGTTCGAAGTATTACACGATGAGCGCAGCCGACTACATGAAGTGGTGCTGGAACAATCCGCAGGCAGCGCACTCGCCATACAAGATGTTCGAAGGGGCTATGGTACCAGCTGACGAACGAGACAGCGAGGGAAACATCGTATACAAGTACAACGGAGCGAAATTTTAAATCAAGATTTATATGCCACAAGGTAACAACAATAAACATCGAGCGCAGAAAATCGACATCGAGAACCGCCTGCAGATTATCGCACCCCTATACCGCAAGGGATGGACGGAGCGAGAAATCACGGCAGAGGTTCGCAAGCGGCTCGACAGACCGAAATACAATCAAGCGCACTGCGACATTCAGCGGTTATTGAAGGAGTGGAGGGAAGAGAGACTGACCGACACAGACGAGAAAATAACCAGCGAGGTGGCAAGGTTGAAACTGGTGATACGTGAAGCGTGGGAAGCCTGGGAGAAGTCCAAGGAAGACTACCACGAAAAGAAAGCGACCCAGCAGGGACTGCCAATCGTAGATGAGCGAGGAAAGCAGATTTCAATCGAGACCGTCAAGGCGATAATGTACGATGCCGAGAAACGAGGATTCGGAGAACCACGCTACCTCGACATCATCATCAAGGCAGAGACGCAGATTTGCAAGCTGCTCGGACTGGATAAGGTCGTGCTCGACCTGAACGCAGGATTCCAAGGCGGCATCGAGGTACGATACATCAACTCGGGACACCAGTGCGCATCCAGCGAGCAGGAAGTAATCGAGCGTGAAGGATTGGATAAAGAATAATTTAACCATAATTTTGTTTTAAGTTTTATTGTTTGAAGAATGGCACTATTTGATGTTATTGGTGAGCTGTATGATCCGAATGCGGACGTGAAGCCAAGGTTTCTCGTAAACCAAGGAGGCACGTCCTCGGGGAAGACATACACCATCATGCAGCGTCTTATAGTGCTTTCTTTTGAGCACCCCATGGCAATTATCACGGTGTGCGGTCAAGACCTCCCGAACCTAAAGGTGGGAGCCATGCGAGACCTCGACACCATCCTGCACACAAGGGCAGAGTTGCTGGACTGGTTCAAGAACAACAAGAGCGACAGCAGCTATCGAGGAAAGAACGGCTCGATCATCGAGTTCAAGAGTTACCAGGATGCGCAGGACGCTAAGAACGGAAAGCGAGACTATCTGTTCGTGAACGAGGCGAACGGTGTGCCATACGAAGTATTTTGGCAGCTTGCCATCCGAACCCGAAAGCAGGTGTTCATCGACTACAACCCAAGCGCACGCTTCTGGGTGCACAACAACATCATCGGCAGGGATGATTGCAGGTTGATCCTGAGCGACCATCGAAACAACCGATTCCTTACTGAGCAGGAGCACAAGAAAATTGAAGAGATTGACGACCCCGAACTGTGGCGAGTTTACGCAAGAGGACTTACCGGAAAGATAACCGGGCTTATCTTCACCAACTGGGGCATCGTTGACAAGCTGCCACCAAGGGAGGAGTGGAAGATGGAATGCAGGGGTATGGACTTCGGATTCACCAACGACCCAACTGCGCTGGAGCACGTTATATTGGCGCACGGAGAGTTATGGGTGGACGAAGAAATCTACCAGCCTGGAATGACGAACGATGACATCGCAGACCGATGCAAGGAACAAGGACGGACGAAACGAGACCTTATCATTGCGGATTCGGCAGAGCCTAAGAGCATTCAGGAGATACACAACCGAGGGCTGTGGATAATCGGCAGCACCAAGGGAGCGGACAGTATCAACAACGGCATCGACATCTTGAAGCGTTTTCGCATCAACATAACAAGACGCAGCCACGGCATCATCGGGAACATGCAGCAATACAAGTGGAAGAAGTCAAGGGATGGAGAGACAACGAACCAGCCTATAGACGCATTCAACCACGGCATAGACGCAATACGATACGTAGCCTTGAAGAAGTTATCCGTAGCAAGTCACGGAACGGCTAGGGCGCACGTATTAAGGCAAAGATAATGACAAAAATATAAAGCGTATGGATAAGAACACGACATTCAAGTATTGGCTGGCAGTTGCTAGGCACACCAGCTACAAAATCGGCAAGCAGCCACGACCAGCGTTTGTCGGAGGGAAACGAGTGCCCGACAATCTCAATCAGCTATCCATCGGGCAGCTAATAGACCTTTCCCAGCTATCAGACAGCGAGGAAAGTCTGTATCAGATAGTGACAACCGTCCTCGGTCTGAGCCACAAGGAAGTGGAGCAGGCTAGGGCGGTTGATGTCGTTATGCTCATCGGATGGGTGACAGCAGAGGTCGAGCGCATCAATAAACTCTTCGAGAGTACAGACACAGCGAAACCAACGAGACTGGAGAAGGAGGCAGGCATCGATACCCTGCGGTTCGGACTGTTCGGCATGCTCGACTGGTACGCAGTAAGGATGGGAATCAGCGACCACGACCAAGTATTGAAGACGCCATGGCTTCGCATCTACAAGTGCATGGAAATGGACAACAAGAGAAGCGTGTACGAGCGGAACCTGCAGAAGTTGCAAGCGGAAGAAATGAAACGTAAATCTAGATAATTATGGCAACAATAAGAGAAACATTGAAGCAGCTGGCAGCAGACACGCTACCAGACTACACCTACCTTTTCGAGGACTGGGACACAGCAGACACCAAGCTAGAGAAACTGAACTATCCGGCAATCGTCTGCATTATCCCAGCCAGCGGCACGACAGAGATACGCAACGGCAGGGTATACGACACCGTGAACGTTGCCCTGGCTTATCTCGACACCGTACCGAGGGCAGCGGAAGGAGAAGACAACGGAGAGTGCATCGACCGAATGAAGGTGGCAGGGGCAAGGATGATACGAGCCATCAACCAGTCGCACCAGTTTGAACCATTGGAGGGGCAGCAGTACTACGAGACCATCATCGAGCGGATGAGCACGATCGTGTCGGGCGTAATGTACTCCCTTCAGCTGACACAGAGCATAGGAGGGTGTGAGGTATGAGCAAGGGAGGCATTCAATTCGACCCAAAGGCGGCATCGCTCATCATGCGTGAGGAAGTAGAGAGAGCACGGCAACTTATCATCAACCACATACGTATCAACGGACAGAACGCATCGGGGCGCACCATAGCGAGCCTAAAGGTGGAGCAGCCCAGCGAGGAAGAAACCATTCTCTGGGGACACAAGCCATTCGGAGTGCTGGAGACCGGACGAAGGGCAGGAAAGATACCATACGGTTTCCGTGGCATCATCCGGCAGTGGATGAAGGACAAGGGACTGCACGGCAGACCTATCCCCTACAAAACCAAGCGGCAGCACAAGTATACACCACAAGAGCGTGGCGATATGAGCATGGCAGGAGCCATCGCCCACACCATCGCCAACAAGGGTTCTAAACTGCACCGGACGGGCGGCAGGGCTGACGTATACAGCAATGTTGTGCCTGACACGATGAAGCGGCTGGGGCAGAGGCTTATTTCATTAATCCACCAGTCGGTGGGAAGTATCAAACTAAACAATGAGACGGTATGAGACAGACAGAGAAAAACAATATCACGGTCCAATACCCGGACGCTGTAGGCTTCGCATTCTTGCCTTGCATCATCAAGGCGAGCGGAAGCAACCTATCGTGGATTGAGGTAATAATCAGATATAACAACATAGAACGTTCCTACAATGTGGAAACGTTGAACGGCAGTTGCATAACGGACTTCAAGACATACGTGCAAGCTCTTTTTGACGGACGTATCCATGCAGCCTATGATTGGACAATAAGCTATGATTCCAGCGTTCTAAACATTCTCGTGGGTATCGAGGTCAACGCATACGATGCCGGAAACGTACAGCTTGCGAGCATCGATTTCACTACGAACATGGTTTGGGGCGCACCAAAGTATGGGGAGACGTGGAACGGCTACAAACGGCTTACATGGTTTACTCATTATCCGTTCACCTTTGGCATATATTTAAGCAAGTTGAACGCAAACCTACTAATCGGTTACGAGGGAGCACCCAATAAGCTACTGAAGATTCCGGTTAACGGTATGGTGGATTTCTACGCAGGCATATTGCCTAGTGGCGCAAAATACTGGAACATATACGATTATGATGGAGAGATTCAGCAGGGAACGTTTGACAATACTTTCGACCTTACTTTCAGATTAACCACCGGAGGTAAGCAGTCACTATTGTTACGCATCGACAGAGACGATGCTGAGAGTGGTATCTATCTGCGTTGGATTGACCGTCACGGATTCATCCGCTATTGGCTCTTTGCGGCTGGGGAGGAAACGAGGGAGATATCCAGCGACCTGAGTTTCATACGCAACAATTTAGCCGATTATCTATACGGCTACTATGGCGATAATGGAAGAAGGCAGGGATATGATCGTACGGACTCAATCAAACTTTGTGCTCCGTTGGTTGACAGTGATACGTTCGATATGTTACAAGACCTAGCCAGCAGCCCAGTCGTTGACATGTACCTAGGGGGAGACTGGACGCAAGAGGAAGACCAGTGGATGAGCGTAACAATCAAGGCAGGAAGCTACACGAAGAGCACAGCTTGCTTGCAGGATTTCGTGTGCGAAATGATTATTAACAACATTAACGTTCAGAGACTATGATAGACCAGCAACTTTACATTGACGGTGTTTTGATGGACTTGCCGGAGAACACCGATGTGGTGCTCGACATCAAGAGCAACCTTTTTCGTGACGTCACAAAAATGACCTCAAACTACACGTACACCATCCAGTTACCACGGACGGTGCATAATCTTTCAGTATTGCAGCAAGCGGACAGACCGAAGAGCGGCAGCAGATACCCCTATATTTTCCATAAGTGCAGTTATTTCCGTGGAGGTGTACAAATTATCAAGGACGGACGATTGAACGTTCTGAGCATCGAGGAAAGCATCGAGGTTTCAATCTACTGGGGTATAATGCCAGCGTTCACGAAGCTACTGGAGAGCGGAATGAAACTGAACGAACTGGGAGTTACAGACAGAGTGCTTTTTGAAAAGTACAACACACCGAACACAAGGGAGGAAGCCGTGAGCAAGGGGATATTCTTTGCTTATTACAATCCATACCGAATTGAGAGTAAAGATAACTTTGGTATTAATCTGGTGCAGAGGAATAAGTATACCACGACACAATACCCGCCTAGCCGTGGACGCATCAGAACTGGCACAGAGGTAGGAAAGTACATCAGTGGAAATATAGAGAACGCACCGGACACGATTTGTGCTCTCATCCCCTTCTTGCCATCATCAACGGCAAAGGTGCAAGCGCAAGGAAAGGGCGATTACAGAAGCTATGCAGTACTGGATAAGTACATGCGGGTTATATCCGTGAGCGGAGAAGATGAGACGCTGGAAGCATACACCATCAGAGGAGAGGCTAGAGCTGCATACCTCGTAGTGAATGCACCTGCCGAATATTACAGCACTCTGTCGCTATCAGTTACCGGGCTGACACCTATGCACGAAATGATAGATGGCGATAATAAGGAGGATTTCGTAGGCGATGATGTGGCGGTGGATGAATATAAAACGTCCCCAAAATTCTTGCAGCCATGTGTGACCGTAAACTGGCTATTGTCAAGGATAGCGAGGAAGTCGGGCGTATCTTTCGTTTGGCAGGATGATGAAGCAAAGAATATGTTGAACAACCTCGTTGTGCCTATCATCAACAACAAGGCAGACGACAAGACAATCATCGGTAATCTGACCGCAGACGTTAAGAGCCGTGACGGACTGGGAGCACTTTCCTTTTCCGTCAACAACTCATTGACGTCAGTCACACCAAGCACTGGCAGCGATGTACAGAAACTGACGATAACGAAGGATTGCGAACTGACCTTTGATGTGCAAGTGCAATACTACGTCAGACATCAGTTTGAAGACGCAGCGGAGATTCAGTTGCCTATGGGCGTGAAAATGACCGTAACAACACCAAGTACCACCGGAGGTGAGGCATCCACGCAGGAATACGAGTTCGGAGATTTGAAGTACGAGGATGGACAGGTTAAGTACCCGGTCGTACTACGCAGATATGCTATCGATGGCTATCTTTATTTGCTTTCGGCAGGGACAAACACTATATCGCTAAAGAAGGACGATGTACTGACGTTTGAGACTATCATGCACGGAATAAACACAGTCAACATGCCTTCCGTTTATGGCGGCAAAATCACTGCGAGCGTCAAGAGTGGGGACAGCGTTCCGATTGGTGGAAGTTTCCCTATCGGCATAAACCTGCCTGAAATCGAGGTAACAAACTTCATTAAGTTTTTGGCTTTGATAACTGGCTCGTTCACTAGGCAACTGACCAACAGCACGCAGGTGCAGTTTATCATGTTTACCAGAGTTTGGGCAAACAAGGCGAACGCCTACGACTGGAGCGGAAAACTCATTCCGTATGACCGCCAAGGGTCGCCACGAAAAAGCGAGTATTCCGTTTCAGACTTCATGCAACACAACCGCTACAAGTGGAAGGAAGACGAAGAGACAACCGGGGACTATGATGCAGACCTCGCAATCAGCAACCAAACTTTAGGCTACGAGCAGGACACGTGGACGCTCCCTTTTGCGGCTAGCGATGATAACCGCATACCGATAAGAACACTGGATTCTTTCGGCATGAAGAATGGTGGAGAGTATAAGGGATGCAAGGAGCGGATAATGACGCTTAGGGATGACAAGGAGCAGGCGGCACTGCGATTCGACATTGACCTTCAGAACATCTTCGATACGAAGTACAAGCAGCTTGCAGCAAGCATCGCCAAGGCGCACGTAATCACAGAGCGGCTCAATCTTTCGGACTTGGATATACTAGATTTTGACGAAACGAAGCCAGTGTACCTTGCCCAGTACGGAGCGTATTTTGCAGTTCTTGAAATAAAGACAACAAGCAGCGGATATTGTGAGGTTACAATGATAGAGTTGAACAACTAAAAGAAAAAACTATGGTAAGTGAAGACAAACAGCAGATTCTTGACATCAAGGTCAAGTACGAGGATGCAATCTATGGCATCATCAGATACAAGGAAAAGATAGACCAGTTGAAGGCAAGTATCAAGGACTTGCAGCAGCAGGAAAAAGACAAGACAATCACGACAAATGAAATGAAGGTGCAGACGGAAGCCATCAACGCAACCATCAAGGAGTACCAGTACAACGTGCGAGCCTTGCAGAAGGAAATACAGAACAATGTGCGCACAGAGAACGAGCAGGAGGGCAGCTTGAAGCAGCTGCGTGCCCAGCTTTCCAATGTCACCAAGGCTTACGATGAGATGAGCCGTGCCGAGCGTGAGAGTTCAAAGGGTCAGGAGATGCAGGAGCATATCCAAGACTTGATAGAGGAACTGAAAGAGGCTGAGGAGGCTACTGGAAGATTCCAGCGCAGTGTCGGCAGCTATTACGATTCCATGATGAAGGCGGCTGACGACCTACAGAACACCGAGTTTTTCGGTTTTGATGTTGTTAATGATACTGGAATCGGAAAGGTCATGGAAATGGGAAAGTCCGTGGAAGACATAAGGGTAAAGTTTGGTGCGTTGAAAAATACGGCTCTTTCCTTATTGACCAACCCTTATTTCCTCGCCATGGCAGGTGTGGCTGGTGTCGGAATGGCTTTCAAATGGTTCTATGACTACAACAAGGGCATAGAGGAAGCCACACGCAAGACCATGCAGTTCACTGGGCTTTTCGGTGACGAAATGAAATCAGTGAGAAATCAAGCCTTGGCAATCAGCGAGACGTTTGGCGTGGATTTTGGCGAAACCTTGCAATCCGCAAATGTAATGAGCAAGCAGTTTGGCATCAGTGTATCAGAATCGCTAAAGCTCTTGCAAGATGGCTTTGTGGCTGGTGCGAATGCTAGTGATGGGTTCCTAGAGAACGTGAAGGAATACCCAACGTACCTGAAGGAGGCTGGATTGAATGCGGAGCAATTCGTGGCAATTTCAACCAACGCCACCAAGCAGGGAATATTCTCTGATAAGGGTCTTGACACCATCAAGGAGGGTAATCTTAGACTTCGAGAGATGACTACCGCAACAGCAGCCGCATTGGATGGCATAGGTATATCAAGCAAGAAAGTTCAGAAAGAACTGCAAAACGGTAGCAAGACCACATTCGACATCATGCAGGAGGTCGGTAACAAGCTAAAGGAGTTCCCTGCTTCATCAGCCAAGGTAGGAACAGCCATCGCAGATATATTTGGAGGTCCTGGCGAGGATGCAGGACTAAAGTACATCGAGACCCTCGGAGACATTGAGATGAACATGGATAAGGTCAAGGAACAATCCGGTGATGTTGCCAAGGCTCAGGAAAAGCAGGTGGAAGCCAACAAGCGTTTGAAGGATACCGCAAGTGCACTCTTTGACGTTACTGGTGGCGGCTTTGAAATGATGAAGGCTCAGGCGGCAACATTCGTGAGCAACCATCTAACGAAACTATTGAGGGCTATCATCAACCTTTATAACCAAAGCGTGGCATTTAGGGGATTGATTCAGTTGATAGGCTTTGCGTTTAAGTCTGTCGGACAGGTTGCCTTGCTTGCCTTCAACATCATCATAGATGCCATTAAGCTTGTTGCAAGACCAGTGAGGGGACTGTTGCAGATGTTTGAGGGCTTTTTCTCCTTTGACGTGAAGCAGATGCGAGACGGCTTCAACTCCATCTTTTCGGGTCTTGGCAATACCGTGAAGGAGGCTTGGGGAGACTTGAAGAAATTCGGCAGCGGAATGGCTGATGCTATCGTGGGTGGCATGAAGAATACTTTTAACCATGCTAACATCAAGATACCAGTCAGCGCAGATGCGCCATCCATGGCGACCGCCACAACCGACAATACAAAGCTCAAGGACGGCACTAATATCGCCAGCACTACCCCTAAGACCAAGAAGGAGAAGGCAGCAGCCGACAAGGCGGCAAAGGAGGAAGCCGAGCGCAAAAAAAAGCAGGAAAAGGAATTGCAGGAACAGATTGCACTTATCCAGTTCAAGTACAACGAGCAAGTAATGGACGCAAAGAAGCGATACCTCGCAGGCATGTACGACAACGAGCGAGACTACAACAACGACCTCGAACAGCTGGAGAAGAACATGGTAGCTAGGAGTATTGACGCATACGTGGCGGCAGGACAAATCGGAGCGGAAAAGGCGCAGGAAATGCAGGCAAAACTTCTCGACATCATGATCAAGTCGAAGGCGGACTTGAAGAATCAAGCCAAGGAGATTGTGGACGAACTCAACAAGGAGTTCGAGGACGCAGAGAAGGCACGCAAGGATGCGGACATCATGAATGGTGGCACTGGAGAGGAAGACGATGCAGCCAAG